TTAACACAGCCTGTTTAAGTAGTTCGTCATTGTCAGGATTTTTTAAGAAGCCTACCAATCTGTTTACATCTGGTTTCATAATATAAAATTGAATACCATTCTGCATCATAGCATTAAACATACGATATTTTTCTCGCACATCAGCATAATCTTGCTCTGATACTTCAGAACCATATACACCACTGACATTATCTCCAGCATTACCTTCAGCATCTTTTCTAAAATAGTTTCCAGCACCCACAGTATAATTCTTTTGAATATACTCAAATGCGGCCTTGACTGCGGCGGCCCATCTTTCTACACCTATTGCTTCTGGATTTTCTGGTCTCCAGTTGTGATCACTGTCATATTGATCATAAACTCTTTTTAGTAAGTTTACACCTTGGTCATTTACACCACGTTCTATTCCTAAGTAGTCAGTTAAATTACTCCAGTTTGTTCTATAAGCAACTTCTGATGAGGAGGAATTATAAGAATCCATTGCATCAACACCAGCCGCTTGTGCCATGCCGTCTACGTTGTCTATTCTTTTGAGTGCTAATTTTATTTCTCCATTGTTTATTTTTTTAAGTACATTATCTAAAGCAACTTTTAAACTGTAGTAACCTTCTTTCTCTTTCATGCCTTTTAGTTCTTTAGCAACTAAACCTTTCATAGGTTTAGGATATACACTGAAATCAAATGCGTTGAATCTTTTCATTTCTTTTTCTTCATCATCCATTTGATTCCACATAAAGGCACTACCACGATCAATGGGTTCATCGCTTATAGGATTTTTAAGAACTTCTGGGTCGACCAAATAATCTTGACCAGGTGCCCCTGCTCTACTATCTCCAGCACGAGTTATCTCAATACCTTTTTTGTTTAATTTATCATAGATATTATCTATGTTCATGAAAGAGTAATAATTTTCTCCATACACTAAGTCTTCAAATGGTATATTATACTTAGCGGCAAATTTACTCAGTATCTTTCTATAACCTGCTCTACGCCAACTGTGATAATAGTTGTCAGCCTTTTCCATACTTTGTATAAGATCCAGTCCATTGTAGGCATCGTCAGCCTGACTCCAGTGTGCAGAAGGTATCACATATATCTGCCCTTGGTTATTTAATCCATCATTTACATCAACGGCTCTCATTATCACTCGCTGGTTGACATCTTCAATGTCTCCATAATTATCATCTATATTATCAGTATAGAAATCTTTCTTTATATATGCAAAACTGTGTGATGGTATATTTAATGTTGCTAAGGCATTATTTCTAACATTTTTTTCAAAATCTGTGTTACGCCTATCAAGTGTTCTTTTACCTTTGATTTCTTGTGCTAAATCACTGAACCCTTCTGCTTTGAAAATTTTATTAAATGCTGACAAGAATTTTTTAATAGCATCAAATCTTTCTTTAACTAAAGGACGAAGAGTTGGATCTGGTAGTCCATATCGTTTTTTGCGTTCAAAATACCTATCTAAATGTATAGAACCTATTACATAATCATTATAGGAAGGAAGAAAGTTATATGTGACATCGTCTGAACCTATTTCACTTTCCATCCGTACCAGTTTATCTAATTTGTTGTTCCATGTTTCTAATCTTCTATCAGAGGCCAAATAGTCATAACCATCTTGTAAATCGTATGACTCTTTATTGAGTTCCTCGTCTGGTTTTAATGCTGTTAAAAATTCTATTCCTATTTTTATTAGATCTTTTTTAAGTTTATCTGCTTTTTCTGGATCTGCTTGGCTTAACTCATTAATAAAATCTAATCTACCACGTAATTTTTGCACAAGATTCATCTGATATACAGATGCATACTCATCATCTGATCTCATGTTAGTATGATGATCTCTGCTTGTTGGGTGTTCGTATCCTTGATAGGCTTGCAAAAATGTTTTTAATTTTTCAACTGCATCTTGGTTTGATACCATACCAGTTTTAAAGAAACCATTAGTTGCACCACTATATGAACCTTGTTTAAGATCGCGATATAACTCATTCTTTTGCCTTCTATGAGATATTGCTTTCAAATCTTTTATGATGTTTACCTTATCTATTTTAGGATTAACCTTTTGTATGAGTTCGGCAAGTTCGTCTAACTTTACGTTGTCTTTGGCATCAACTGTTTGAAAAAACTGCCATAACCCATCTGCAATTATGTCAAAGTCTTGAGAATTGAAAAACTCTGGTGCGCCTATTAACTCTTGCTTGAACAGATCTTCTACCCCTTGCTTTAATGTAACAATTTTTTCTTTATCACTGCCTTCTATGTTAACATCATCTATTTGTTGTAAAAGTTCTTGTTCCAGGCTGGTTTTATCAAATCCCAATTCTTTTGCCATATTTCTAAATGCAGAAATGTGTTTGGATTTTGGGGTTGCTCTCGCAGTTCCTTGTGCTATGTCATTTGCAAGTAATACACATGCATGAGCAAAACTTCTTTTTGCTTTTTCTAAATGCTCAGGTGCTTGTTTACTTGGTGCTACTGAATTTGGCTCTAAGTAGCCTGTTATCTCTTCCTCATAAATTGCTTCGCCCATCCAACTTGGATCTTTACCAGTTCCTTTTCTGAAATCTTCAATACTTTGTTTCCATTTTTTATCTGCGTCTGGACTACTCAAATTTTTATAAGTATTAAAATGTTCCATTGCATTTTCTAAAGATTTTAATACTTCAAAATATTCTTTTTTACTAACAATTTCTTTTGCGGCATCTGTTACAGGTGAATTAAGTTCATCAAATTGACTCACAGTTTTTGGATCTACTTCACTTGCTTTTCTTATCACTCTATATAAAGCATTTATATAGTCTTTTCTAAAAGCATCGTCGTCGTAACCTGCTTTCATAATGGTCGCATATCTAACAACGGCTTTAACTATTTTTTTGTAATCTTCTGTATAATCACTACCACCAGCAATTCTAAATTCTATAAGTTCATTGCCTGCATCGCCTTGCCTGTCTGTTTGGCCTTTAAAATGTATAGTAGAAAACTTATCACTGCTGATACCACTTTTAAGTTCTGATTGCAATTTTAAGAAACTTTCACTACTGCCTTTTTTCATTTTTTCTGCATGTTTTAAAATATTTTGATATTGGCTTTTTGTGTATGAATTTCTTAATCTGCCAAACTGATCTAATAAATATTCATCGCCGAGTAGCAATGCCATTTTTAATTTGTTTGGTTCGGTTCCTTGTGAACCTGCTCTTGGTTTTCCTTGCCAACTCATAGTAACATGAAAACCTGTACTATTGTTTGTGCCAAAATTATCTTCAGCATATTTAAATAAACTTTTTGCTTCTTCAAGCATATCTCTTGGTGATGAGTACACAGGAGAAATAAGTTCTGCCGCCGCACCTGAATCAGGATCTATACTGCTGTCTGTTTCTACACTCCAGCCACCTGGATTATTTGTGCTACCATATTCTCCGTAATCTGGAAAACTGTCGAATCTGCTGTTATCTTCTATCCAACCGTTAAAAAATTCATTTGCTACGCCTTCAACACTACCACTTTCGCTACTGTATTCAAAACCGTAGTCATCTAAGAAACTGCTCATGCTGTACCACTGATCGCCAATCCAATCGTCCATGGTGTAGTCACCTTCGCATTCGTTTACAGCATCATCTCTCAGTTGATCGTCATCGTTTGCTATATCTCTGAGAAAGTCTTCGTAATCGTATCCGTACTCTTCGTTAATAAAATCTCTGGCCCAATTGTCAAAATCCCAACCGTCTTCTTCACGATTTTCATATTCACTTGGGTCACGTTCTTTAAATTCTTCTCTGTATTCTTCTACCGCTTCTTCTGTAGGGCCGTTGCCAGAATTCATAAAGTCTTGAATAAACTCGTCTTCGTCTCTGTTTTCTTCTATCCAATTATCAACATAGCCAGGCAAATATTCGTCCATTGCCTTTTCCATGATCCAGTCGTTGTAATCGCTGTACGCAACATCTGGTAAATCACCAAATTCGTACTCAACTTCACTGACACTCATGTTGTCTACATCATCACTTGGTCCATATTCATCTACATTATAGAAAAATGATTCTGCTTCAAACCCGCATTTTACAGGAGCATCCAAGGCTGATGTGGCAACCTCTCTCCTGTTAAAGTTTATTTCAAACAATTCTGGTTTTGCTTCTTTTAATCTTTTCCTTGATAATTTTTTTATTCTGCCTTTTAAAGTATTTCTTTTCTTTAACAAAGATCCTTCATACATATCCACAGTATATTCTGTTTGTGGATTAAGTGCAACAATATTGCCACCAGCGTCTTGGACTATTACTTTATCTTTAACTTGTCCTTGTCCTATTGGACTAACAACCATACCAAGTGGTGCACCAGTCTTTACATCTCTGATAACATCATTCTTCTTAAGTTGATTTCCAAACTTCTTAGTAACAGGCTGTGCAACTTGAGGATTTACTTTTATTTGCTTGCCTGTTGTTGGACTCGGCGATTGCTTGTTTACTATTGATTTTTGTTTTCTTTGTGAATCTATTTGTTTAGCAAGTGCACCTGACTTTTGCTGACTGACAGGTGTAGGAGGCCCTGGAGTCATGCCGTACTCTTTAATCAACGTTGAAATACTTCTAACGTCCTTAGCCTTCACTATCTTCTCCTATTAAGAGCGGCTACTCTTCTGCTTGTCGGATTGAATTTTTTAGATCTCTGTGCTCGCCTCATCATTCTTGCGCCAAACTTTGCTCTATTCCTTTTCATGGTAATTCTTTTTGCCATATTAATAGGTGCAGAACATTGTGATGCTTTAGACACAATTCTACCTTTGCGCCGGCCAGCAGTACACCTTACTCCGCGGACAACTGAATTACCTTTTTTACGCCATATCATTCTGGCTTCATTTATAGGCTCTTCTGTGATATGCTCTATTTTCATACTAAATTAATTACTATTCCAACTAAAATACTAATGAGTGTAGTAAAAGTAATACCCACTATAGCAATTATCCAACTTTCTAATTTGTCTAATCTTCCTTTTGTGGTTTCTTTAAATTCACGTAACTCTGCTGTGATACTTTCTATTCGCAACATGTCAGCAATAATGTGTGCTTCTATATTACCATCTTCGACATACAGTTTTGGTTTTGCACTTATCTCATGATCTGGTTCAGTTTTTTTAGGCATCGTTTATTCCTATAATAAGTCTTGTTTAGTGAATTCCATATTTACGGAACTCAATGTATCTATTGTACCTGAATTAAGCACAATACCATTTAACTCTGTTTTCAATAAGTCAACACTATGAGCACCTTCCCTCTCAAATGCAAACTTAAAAATATAACCTGCTCCTGTTAAACTTGGTGCTCCGTAATTTTCTAAAACATTTGCTCCGGCACCATTTAACGTAACAGGATTATTCATTACTACAGGTTGTGCCCTAAGACCTATAACCTGTACTACACTTTCAAAGTCTTTTTGTGTATTGTCGCTGTAATCTCCTGTTCTGGTAATATTTAATGTAGTGAATAATGTATAAAATTCAATGTTGCCTGAAACAACTTCTGAACTTCCCATTGCTCCACTTCTCTCTCCAACCATGTGTGTCTCCGTCTTTTGTACTATTTATCAGATTAGTAAGATTTTCTTTAGCCAAAAAAAATCCCCCATAAAGGAGGATTTTTTTCTAAGTTTAACTTATTATGCTAAAACAAATGTTTTTGCTGTACATGAAGCACCTGTTAAGTCGATACCGTCAACTGTTCCTAATGCTTGAATAACGTCTTCTAAGTGAGCCGCTAAGGTTTCACTGTTAGTTCCGTCATATGTATCAGTACCTTTTTCACCATCAACCATAAATGCTATTGTTTGATTTGTGTCATACAATGCACTCATGCCTAAGATAGAAAGGTTTTCATTTAAAATTGCATGAATAACTGTTTGAATTGTACTTGTTGGGCCAGTTTTTGCATTTACCGCCGCACCAAATGTAACTTCAAAAAAGGTTGGTTTAAGGCCAATAAAAAACTTTTCCTCATCAACGTAAGTTGGATTCACTTTTGTTTGTGCCATTTTAATCTCCTATGTTATTGCGGACTTTTTGTCCTATAAAACTATTTATCAAATTTTGGTCACAAAAAAAGGCAGTTATTATTCTGCCTTTTAATGTAAGTTAGATAAACTTAGAATGAGACGTCTGCAATAACGTGACCTGCGATGTCACCGTTAGCAAGATTATCAGCACCTTCAACAATAAGATTAATTGCTGTTTGGCTGTCTGCTGTAAAATCACCAACTTTAAGAACTGACAAGTTCAAGTTTTGGATTTCTAAAACGAGTGAATCAAGATTTGTTTGGCTAATGTTACCTGCTTGTCTTGTAAAACTTTTTAAGAACACATCTTTACCGATAAACTCAGCGGCATCGACCTGTCCATTTACTCTTGTTTGTGCCATTGTTTTCTCCTAAATATAATGCGCCTATCAAGTAGGCTATGCTTTTATTTATCACATTTCCATAAAAAAAGGCAGTTATAACTGCCTCTTTTTATAAAGTAACTAAACTTATGCTACTGTTAGCGAACTACCTGCTGTTACAGATGCTGAACTAAAGTTATAAGTTGTTGGGTCAGTAATACTTCCAATACCTCTAATTTGCGTTTGTAAGGCCGCCGCATCAAATTGACTTCCGTCAACTATTGCGTGTATTTCACCACTGTTGTTATCTTTAACTTCGTATGCAAGTGGTTGAATAAACTGAAGTGCTCTTTCTACTGCTTCTCTTGTAGAGTCGTCATCGTTCCTAAGATCTGCACCAGTGTCAACTAAAATTGCTACAACGTTATGTTTTTGGATAAGTGTACCTGCCGCAAAATCGGCTACACCTGCTCCATTTCCTTTTGATTGTGCCATTGTTTTCTCCTAAATTTGTATATAAACTTATGTTTATCTTACTATTATTTATCAAAAAAAGGAAATTTTGTAATTATTTTGTCTTGCCGCTAAGACGAGTTATAAGGTTAGCACCCTTGTTAAAGCCACTTGTAGCAGTTGATAATGTATCTCTTGTATCTAAAGTTACTGCTTGTCTCAAGTTAGATAAGAAATCGTAAAAACTAACACCACTGGAATTCCTGTATTGTTTTCTAAGATGTCCGTGAGTTTCATCATTCCAGCCTCGTTGTCTACCTTGTGGAAGATTCATAGTAGGTGTTGTTTTAGGAGGATTTACACCAGGAGTGGTTAATGCTTTTTGTTGATTTTGTATAGCAATTTGCATATCTCGTCTGGATTGTTGGATTGCTTGTTGTAATTCTGCTCTGTCTTGAGTATCAATATATTGCCTTTTAGCGGCGTCATATGCCTCATCAGGTGACATTAACCCTGACTGATATTTTGTTAAACCTAAAGCAATCAGTTTAGGATCTACTTCAATCCCTACACTTTTTAAGTTTTGAATAAATCTAAAATAAGCAGTAGGATCTGTAGTGAACGGACCTTGACCGCCTAAGCCGCCAGAGCCAGCATCAGTAGGATCTCCTACTTTGTATTGCCTCGGCGCCTCATTTATTATTTCATTTATTTTCATGATTGCTTCTTTCTACCACTGGCCCAATATCCTGCTATTGCTCCTAAACCAGTTCCTGCTTTCTTATATTTATCAACATCCTTGCCTAACTTCTGTGCAATTTTCTTTCCTGCATATCTACCTGCTACTGCACCTGCTGTGGCTCCTGCAACTCTTTTTGCTGTACTTGGCCTATATGGATCTTTAGAAAACTTATCTGAAACTCCATACTTTTTATATTTTACCATTGTACTTAATGGAGACACCATTTCACTGCCTCTTGCCCTACGTCTATACTCTTGTAAAACTTGCGTTGTAACTAACTGGCGTTGTCTGTACCTTAAGTTTTCCCAATCCATCAAAAGTCTACGCCATTGTTTATATCTACTGTCTTGTACTTTTAATTGTGACTCTAATCTAAAAAAGTATGGGTGTGCTTCTGTATCGTTAAGCATACCGCTTTTTAATTTTGCAAAAAAGTTCCAATGTGTTCTATTATTAAAATTTAATGATTGCAAAAACTTTTGACTTTCATTATTTTTATAGAATCTAAAATTTTGTCTATGATTACTATTACAAACATGTGCTAACATGTATAAATCTGTTGCATGACTTCTAAACAAAGTGTAAGGACCATACTGTACTGATTGTTTTGCATATGATATTGCAAAGTCATATTGCTTATCATCTTTGTACATTAAGTAAAGAGATAAACTGGTCAAGTATAAAAGATCTGCTATATCTTTTCCAGTTAGATTTTTAAAATTATTTGTTGTGCGAAAAATTCTTGCTTCAACAAGATCCTTTGTATCTAACAGTTGAAAATTGTTTTCTACTTGCTTATACATTATGCACCTGGCTTACCAGTCCCAAAGTTTAATCTACTGAATTCTAATCTGTCAACAAGTTTAAGTGCATTGCCCATTCTGTCTACAGCAACAAATCCTTCTTCACCTGTTACATCATACCCATCTTCTGTTTCAACAAAAGTTGGTATTTGTCTTATTTGTTCTAACTTTTTAATTAATTTTATTTTTGCTTCTATGAGTTTTAAGTATAAATCATATACTGCAACAATTTGTGGTACATGTTCTTTAATAAACTTTACACCTTGTACCATTAAATCTGTTTTAGCATCTATGCTTTTTTGTGTAGAAACTTTAGCAATTTCTTTTTCCATATATGTAATATATTTTTGCACAAAGTCTTGTGCAAATTTTGTTGGTTCATCAAAAAATCCTTGCCGTACTTGGTTATTTGCGTGTGCTTTTAATTGTTGTAAAAACACTTTCTCGCCTATTACTGTTGCACCTTTTTCTAAAAAACTGAATGTTTCTTGATCTATGCTTTTTAAATAACCGTCGGCTTCAGCAATAGCATTCATTATATCATTGCTTTCTTCTTTTGTAAGTGTAACTGTACCACTTAAATCTTTTATAATTGCGTCTCTATGCCAAACACCATTTGCTTGTCCTAACACACTACTGTCAAAACCAAATTTTGCTCTTGTATCTGCAAGGGTAGGTCCACCAACATATTCTGTGTGCCAAACAATACCAAAACCTGAACTAATTATTTCTTTTGCTAAATCACTTCCTTTAGGCACAGCATAAACAATAGTGTTAGGCTTAAATGCAATGTATTCCTCATTGTCTATTGTAACATCTTTGATGTCGCTATCACCAGCAAAAAGCATATCGCCTTGTGCAACTGTGTCCCAATTTAATCTACTTAAATAATTTAATGCAAGTTTAAGTTTATTTCTTAAACCACTGCCATCCTTATCGCCTACATCAGCATGGTTTACGTCTATATCTTTATTTGTAAAATTTATTTTGGGTTTTTGTGCAAACACACCCTTAGTACCTACAAAAAATTTTCCAGACTCTGGATCTTTACCGGCAATAATAGCCGGTGCTCCATCCCATTTAGTTGTCATACTTACTGGTGCTTTAGAATTACCTTCAAGCATTTCATGTAAACTGTAAAGGTAATCTATTGCTTCTTTGGCTCCTTGATAACCTCTATTAAAGATGTTATCTTCAAGGTGTTCAAGATGAGTGTTCTTGCCTTCCTTCCCCTCAGGCAAATAGTGTTCGAATAAAATTTCCGTAATTAACGGTTTAGAAATTTCTACAAACCTCATTGAATCATCCTTATTTAGGCTTTCTCTTACGAAGCAAAGTCAATCTATCTATCTTAATATTGAAGTCTTGTCTACCAGTATTAATTTTAGCCATTGTAGGATCTAAAACCTTATCGCCGGTACCAGGAACAATCATAAGTGGATATTGCACAACGGTAGCATTAATAGGATCTGTTTTGCCTTTTGGAGTAAATTTAACAACATCGCCTTTGAAAAACTTTTTAGGTTTAGGCTTAGGTTTAGGCTTAGGATCATCGAGATTAAGAGGATCATCTTCATCTGGAAGTGGAATATCTTCCGGGTCTACTTTTGGCTGATCATCTTTCTTTTTATCTCCCTTTCCGTATGCATATTTTAAAGCAAATGGATCATTAAAAGCAACACCTAAAATACTTCCTAATGCGCCAAAAATTAATCTACTTACTCCAAATAACAGTCTAAAAGGTAAAGTAACAATTCTACCAGCAACTGTAAATATACCTGTTGATAATCTTGTTACTAATCCTGACTTTTCAGGAATTGCTGTTTGCCCAGTAAAGTGTTTTATACGTTGTCCTATAGCACTTGGATTACGTTCTTTTATTTTGTTACTGCCAAAGAATGTACTGCGATACCCAGCGGCTTTCATAAGGTTATTATCAAGTTTACTACCAGGTCTAATTTTAACACCTGCCGCATCTATAAATACACCTCTGGTAGGACGCCATTTATATTTCCCCCCAGATACAGGATCATCAATTAAGAATTCTTTAGTAAGATCTTTTGCGCCAGATATACGTGGCCCTTTTTGTGGTGCTTCTGTAATTATTTCATTTATCAGCATTATCTTCTCTCTGGGCCTCTTTGATTATTTTCTTTATGCCTCTGGAGAATTTTTTAGCATCTCTGCCTCTAATACTGTTAATAAGTCTGTTGTTTAAATCTTTTGCTTGTTCAGGAGTGTAATGCTCGTCAATTTGCTCCAAAAGATTTATTGCACTATTAATTACATGCTCAGCACGATTTTCCGTAACAAAGTTTCTATCACGATCAACAGATATTTTACTTAACTCTTCGAGAATGCTTTTTGTCTTTCTCAATTTATTCTCCAATGCAATATATTATACTATTTATCATGATATAGTTATTTTAGATGTCATTCTTTTTTAAGAACTCACGCATGTTCATTGCCTGCCCAATAGTGTCTTGCTGTTCAGGTTCGTCTGCTTTTATTGTATTACTACGTTTTAGTTGATCTACAAGACTGCTTGTAGTAATAGTTGCGGTATCTTCGTCTCCCTCCTGCAAGTCTTCTATCCTTAATGTATCTGGATCAAATCTTAAATCTACTTTAGTACCTACACCACTACTGCTTCTTGTTTTCATAAATTGTATTTGATACCTACCTTTTTCTCTCATAGCATTACTTGTAAAAATACCTACAACATTATCTGCTGTTTGTATCTTACTAATACCGCCTGCAATATGGTGGTGATCAAATTCTATTTCTTCTACTGCACCTCTGTTTAACTGCGATGCAGTAACAAACAGCAAGTCTCTTTCTACTGCTAAATTACGCAACTCTTCAGAAACATACTTGTCTTTAATAAACAAATCGCCACCACTTACACGTTGACTAATAGGCATCATAAGATCCAAGTAGTCTACTAATAGACAGTCTACTTTTTCGCCTTCTTGTAACTCATATTCTCTTAAAAATGCTCTGATGTCATTTGCATTTATACCATTAGGCAACTGTTTTACTCTCAGTTTACCTGCACCTTTGGCTTTCATACGCACTTTTAGATCAACATCATCCATGTTACGCATAATCTCTTTTGTGCCAAACCCACTTACCATTGCATCAAGACGCATACTAATAAGTTGTTCACTAAGTTCTAAAGAGATATAAACAACGTTCATTCCTGCAAGTACCCAATTAACAGCAAAGTTCTGCAAAAATAAACTCTTACCTGCGCCGGAGCCTCCTGCGAATATTGTCATTTCGCCTCTGTTCAGTCCACCGTAAAGTTTTTGGTCTATCCCTTTCCACCCTGTGCTTGTTGCTCCTGCTTGGTTTTTTATCCACTCCAATCTCTCCTTTGGATTTTCAAAATAATCTAAACCTAAATCTTTTACTAATGCAACTTGGCTTGCATCTTTAATTTTATTTTCTACAGTACCATAATCTTGTTTTTCTAACAAGTCTGTACTTTCTATGATTGCTTTTTCTAATGCTTTGTGCCTACAAAATGTTTCAAATTCATTCATAAACCAATTATGATGATCTACTGTAACATTTGGAATTAGTTCTAAAGAAACACCTGCGGCGGCACTAACTTGCTCTGGTGTAGGAATTGCATTGTGTTTAGCACTATGACTGATAAAAAGATCAACTGCTTTTCTATACTTTTGATTAAAGAACTCAGGCTTTACAATATTTTGACATCTTGCAAATAAATCCTTATCACTTAATAAAAATCGAAGAAACAATTCTTGTACTTCTTCGTTATAATCCTTTATATCACTCATACCAATTCCTCAAATCGAGTTGCTTAATTATATATCTACTAAAAATGCGGTGACCTTCTATATTTGGATGGCCATCTTCTGCTGATTCTTCATAACCACGTGTTATATGACTCAAAGGTTCTACAAAATTTGCAGTATCTATGCTGTCATATAAATGTTTTATTACGTCAAAATTAACACAATTTTCTATTTTTGGTCTTAAATCTATATCGGAACCTGGGTTTAAATGTTTTTCCATATAATAATTAATAAGGCAACTTTGACTAAGGCCAGTAAACATTATTTGTTTAAATCCTAACTTATCAAGATAAGTTTGTAAAAATAGTGTTTGTTGTGCTAACTTGAGAACATTTGCACTTATTGAACTTGTAATTACTTTTGCTCTCACGTGATTTTGAAACAATGAGTCTGATCGTATTTTAATATTCTTTGGATTAAAATGTTTTGATCGATCATCAAAACATGCATAGTCATTCACATTTCCAATCCATATTTGTCGGTTAGAATCAAAATATTCATCTCTTTCTAAAGAAGTAAATTGTAAAATAACTACCCAATTCTCTGGGTCTTCCACTTGTGACAAATATTCGCATGTTCTTCTAACTAATCTACTATTACTGCCTCCACTGTATGCTTCATTTACTAAATTACATTCTGTCTCTTCTTGCAAAAGTGCTGGCCAAGTAAATGTTGCAGGCTGTTCTATTCCTTCAAAACTTGTAACATGATCTCTATGTCCATGCGTAAAACTACAACCATTTACATATAAATTTTTCATATCATTTTTGCCTTTACTCTTGCTTTCAATTTGTTGCCTGTTGCATGTTTTATAATACTGCTTACTGTTGCTAACCTTCCATATCGTTGTACAGCATCTGCGGCATCTTTACAATCAACGTGCCATGGCGGGAAACTAACTTCCCAATCTAATGCTAATGCTTGTTCTATAAATTCATTACCTGCATCATCTCTGTCGGGACATAAAATTATTCTCTTACTTAACTTATCAAGTAAATGTGCCTGCTCGGCAGTTACATGATTGCCTTGTACAGCAACACCATCTACAAGTATTGCGTCAAATACTCCTTCTGTGACAATTACAATTTGTCTTTTACTGTCTGCAAATCTGTCTATATTAAAAACATAACCAGGTTGCATTTTATGTAAGTACTTAGGTGTCTGCTTATCTGGTGGATTTATATGTCTACCTGTCCAACCTACTAATTCACCATTGTAAGAAAAAGGGACTATTAATCTTTGCTTGTACAATGACTCGTCAAAGTACAGCAATGGATATAGACCAAATAGTCCCCTATCAACTGCATACTGTCTCACTGGATGAGACTTTGGTAAATCTTCGATTACAACTGCTGACTCAGGTAGTTGTTCAGTATTAAACTTAGATAGATTATAAACGTAATCAGATGTTTCCTCAATCTCTAAATCGTCGCTGTGTTTTAAAAGTTCAACTTGTATTTGATGTATTTCTTTTGAATCTACACCCAACTTACTTACAAGTTCTTTATATTTTTTACCTATCCCAGGACTTGGTGACCAGCCAGTTTTGAATCCACAATTAAAACAATTATATGATATCTTTGCACCACTTGTAATTACACCACCACGTTTACGTTTGTCGCTACACATTGGGCAATTCATTGTAGTCCAGCCACTTGGAGTTTTGCTTGTTTTAACAGGCAAATTATCCATCAAAAGTCGATGTACTTTTTCTACAAGAAAGTCTATATCCATACTGTTATTATACAGTATTTTAGAAAAAAGTCAAGTTAATTTCTTAAGTGAACGTTAGAAATACTGCCAGCATTATCGCTGTCTGGTTTATGGAGAATTCTAATCCAGTTTGCATTTATTGTAAATGTTTTATTATAAACGTTACTGGATGACGCAAAATTTACATCATTTACAATATTAAACCAATCTGTACTTGCATCATCGCTGTCTGGTGTTCCTTCGATGCAACTACCTTGAATATCTATATTTCCACTGTAATTGCTTGGGAATATTGCAATGGTATGTAAAGCATGATTAAAGTTTCTATCTTGATTTCCATATAAGGCACTACTGGCAAAAATATTTGCGTTAGCACCACTACCAGTATCAGCAACTTGTATAAAACTATTTGCACTTTGGGTAGGAACTGGTGATTGATCAATCTGTTCTGTGATTTCAATATCAAATGTTAAATCACTACTTTGATTTGAAAATACAGGTTTATCGTATCCGTCTGCGGTTTGCCTTGCTATATAGATTCTATATAACCCTGCATTAACATTTTGTAAATCATTTTCGTTCAAAACTAACTTGGCTTGGCCTACACTATCTGTATGTTCTAATAACTTATAAAAAAGTCTTCTTTTAGTTGTAGGGTTAATTAAGTATGCACTTAATGTTTCTGTAAAAACATTCTGCAATTTTCTATCTCTATTTCTAATAGTAAAAATAATTTCGTTTTCAAGGCCTTTATGGGCCACTAATTTTCTGTTGTTCATAGGTCTGTTATCCACATATAATCCATCGGTTCCAATAACCAATTCAAGCACATCTTCATAAAGATAAAGTCTATTATCGCCATAAGTCATATTTTAAACTCTTTAATATACAGTATTTATCATTATAGATACTAAATAGTTTTGTGGAAAAAGAAAATCTAATAAAACAAACACAAGAAAAATTCCCTTTCCTAACTGGTATAGAATACTGCGGTAAAGAATTTGTAGGCATAGTTGTAAATCATGATAGCAGTATATGTACTTTTTATGATTTAGATGCGTTACCATCTGAAAAGTTTAAAAAAGAAATCTTAGATTTAGGTGAGATATGGTGGTGGGAATCTAATAGACAAATGCCTATAGATGTTTTCCTGCATCACGAAATGAAACCTTTTAGATCTTATCTACGAACTTTTGTAATGAAAGATGTAGAAGTTTTATTTGGTCCTATGACATCATTAGAAAATTTAATCAGAAAAAGAATAAAGCGAAGAGGTATTCAGTTAGTTAGGAAGACTGATTAAGTTTCTCAACAATAATATTTAATTGTACAATTATTGCAACTGCATAACCATAACTGTGGCTTTTCTTAAAAAAGTATGAATTATCCTTAGGCTTTTTCCATACATTCTTTTCGACATCCTTCCAATCCTTTCCAACCAAATGACGTTTACCTGGTCTTATCATTGCAAGTATCATTGCCAATTGATCTATGCTCTCAGGCGGATGTTGCTTTACAATATCAAAATGATTGTTGATATGGAATAGTTGTTCAACAATTTCTTCGTGTTCAAACAACTCCCACATAGGTTCTGTATTAACCAATCTATCTAAATGTGCTTCATCGATTACATCTTTGTAAACATGATTATTTAAAACATCTAATTTAAACCAGCCTTCATCTTCTGCTTGTTTGTGATCTACTGTACTGTACCCTTCAAGTGGAAACTTTGGAATGTTCTGAAAATAGACACCAGTATTGTGTTTGGTAAACTTGCCATCTTTTTCAATACTTGCAGGAGTGACATTAACTAACTTGAGAAAGTCATCTCTGTTAGCCATATCAATGTCTACATCAAAATCAATCTTCATCGCTAAACAACATGCTCCACTTCATTAATTTTTCTTTTTTCTCAACCATTCTATCTGCAATTTGCTCATCAGTAACCAGACCGCTCATTTTCATTATTTCAATCATGGTCATAACATCACCAATCTCATCTTGAAGATTACGCAAATACTTTGTTTTGCCTTTAGTACGGATTACTTTGCTACAGGCTTGAATTAACTCGCCGCATTCTTCCATAGTAATGACTAACATTTCTTCGCGTTTTTTCATATGTCTTTTCCTTTAAATTCTTCAGCAAGTGGAAATATTTTTGTAATAGTGTCTGCAACTGCCCAAGCAATTTCCATATGCTCTTTTTGTGTACCATTAGCACCACGTAACTCAATGTAATGTATCCAACTACGCAATGTGCCATTTACATACATTCTACTTAACGTATTTCCTTCTGGTAATACTGCTCTGGCTTGTTCTTTGGCAATACCTTTTTCTATTGCCCAAGTATAAGCATATTTTGATGCCCTAATTACTTTCTCTTGTTGCCACTTCCATTCTTCTTGCAACTCAGTGTTTTCTGCTTCTATACTGTTTTGCCTATTTTTTAAATCTTGCAATCTTGCTTCTCTATAAACAAAAGAAAGATCTTTTGTAGGATCTGCATAACGTTGACTAAACTCTTGGAAACTAAAACTTCTGTGTCTTAATATTTGTCTTGCAATATCTCTTGTAGTTTCAATCTCTAAACATGCACTTACCATTTCAAGTGGTGACCAGTGTTTATGCTTCATCAAATACTTAACAAGTTTTTCACTTGTTTCTTTATTATTTTGATTTTCTGGATTACTTACTCTTGCACAAAAGGCAATAAGTTCTAATGCATCTTTTTCCTCTTCTTGCTCTCTAAAAACAAAACCATCTGGTCTTGCTCTATCAGAGTAATCGTACTTTTCTTCTTGACTGTAACTAATTAATTTTACATTCATAGTTTTGCTACCTGGCAGGTCTCCTTAATTGTTTTTACCTCTTCTTTGTTTTGTGCAAACACTTTCATCCAAAATGTTGCATCAATTACATGCTCGATCATTTTAACTTGTTCATCGCTGAATCTTGTTAAAAGTTGATCTCCCGAATCGCTAAGAAATAATACCCATGGACTTATTTTTGCACTACGAATATCATGTACTGCTCTTGGCGTACTAACTTCATAAAAGTATCTTGTCCATTCTTTATTATTCTCTGTTGCCCATTCATTCAAATACATTATTGATCTTTCTAATGCTTTCATGCCAGGCTCTTTCTTTACATAGCCTAAAAGAAACTCATCATAGAGGCTATCCTTACACCAATCTTTTAATTTTTTGCTATTCTTAATAAGCCATTCTGCAAATTTTTCTGGATGCAAATATTCATTGCGAATACAACTCCTGCCAAATTTTGTAAAGCCTTCATAGTATTGACTGCGAATAAAATCTTCTTGTGACTTAGGTTTACTTGCGGCAGTATTAAGTTCATAAAACATTTGAAATACTCTGTAACCTAATCTTGTATGCGTTAAGTCTTTATCTGCCCAACGTCTTTTCTTTACACACATATGAGCAGAAAGAGTTCTTTCACTCATAAAACTTTTGCCACACCATTTGCAGGTTGGCTTACTTTCCAAAGATGTCATTGATTGCTTTGTCGTCATAACCGTGTGCTTCTGCTAATTCTTTTAATTCTTCCTTAGTGTTAAACTCAATAAGCAAATTTATATCCTCTGCTTTCATATGAGGATTCAAATCACTTACAAACTCAAATATTTTATTCTTTTTCTTTCTTGCATTAGGAGGCTTTACATATGGATGAAATTGAACTTTACCGGCGCCGCAGGCACTTAATAATAACCATTGCAACTCTGGATGTTTACTAACTTCCATAAATTGATGATTAACAAGTTCATTGGTTAAGTAAATGTAATTTGCGGCTTCTCTGCCTTGAACACTACTACAATATCTCATCATCATCCATGCACTAAAGGCTTTCTTTTGCTCATCAGTCAAACGACTGTAAAAGCCTCTATCTTTTTTATCAATAGCCGCCATTACATCTTTAAGAGGTATCTGAGGTTTTTTAGCCATTACGTCTGTCTTGTGCCTGTTTCATTTTTAGTTTTTCCTTCTTAGGATCAACTTTTTGTTGTTGTTGTTTCCTTGCCATAATTATAACATAAATGATCTTGATTGTCTACGAAATTTAATCTTAAGTTTTTCTGCTTGTATGCTTAAAATTTTATTTCTTGCCTTTCTTTTTACAGAATTAGCAAAACGTTTTTTATCAAGTCTCTTTTTTCTTAAGATTTGTTTTGTCGATAATTTTTTCATTTATTCTCCTTCAAACTCAATTAGTGTTTCTACATTGTATTCATTGTCTTTTATAACTGAACTGCCTCCTAAATCAGGCAAGTCTATTACAGCAACAATAAAAATGTTTTCTTTTGGTATATCAAATTTTTCATGTATTAAATTAGCACATGCCAAAGCGGTACCACCTGTAGCAATTAGATCATCTATAACAACAACCTTTCCCTCTATTGGTGATAGTTTTTGAATATGTATTTCTGCATCACCGTACTCTAATTTATATTCTTTGCTAAATGTAGGGTTTGGTAACTTGCCTGGCTTTCTTGCTAATATAAATGGTAAATGAAAATCATTTGCAACAGGAGTGCCAAATACAAAACCTCTACTTTCTATACCTACTATGCAGTCTGCATTAAAACGTGCAACATGAGATTTCAATTTAGTAATGGTATAATTAAAAGCATCTGCATTTTCTGTAATACTTGTAATATCTCTGAATTGAACACCTTTTTTAGGAAAGTCAGGTACTGTTCGTATTTTTCTCTTTAAGTCCATTATAAATTTAAATTCTCCCAAGGTAAATGTTCTTTACCAAAATGTCCGTAATTTGTTGTTTCTGATAGGCCTGTAACACTTCCTAATTCAAATCTATTGATTATACCAAGAGGTGTAAGATCTATTTCATTTACAATTCTATCAATTAAATCATGTCTTACTTCATTTTCGCATTTTATTAAAACAGATGTAGGTTCCTTAACACCGATAGCATAACTTAATTGCACAAGACAATCTTTTACACCATAAAAGTCTACAATATTTTTAGCAACCCACCTTGCCATATATGCGGCACTTCTATCTACTTTACTACCATCTTTACCACTAAATGCTCCTCCGCCATGTGGTGCCGCACCACCATAAGTATCAACAATTATTTTTCTGCCAGTTAACCCTGTGTCGCCATCTGGCCCACCTATAACAAATCTTCCTGTTGGATTTACCAAGTAGTTAGTTTTGTCGTTAAGCAAATTACTTGGTACTATTGTATGCACAACATCTAATACAAGTTCTTTTACTTTATCTTGGCTGGTATCTTCTGAGTGTTGTGTGCTTACTAAAACTTTATCAATATCAATCGGAGTGCCGTCATTACCATAATTGACTGTGATCTGACTTTTGCTGTCAGGTAAAATATGTTTCTTGTATTCACTATCATTCTTTCTTCTGCTACTCAACTCTTGTAAAATCTTATGGCAGTAATTAATTGCTAAAGGCATATGATTTTCTGTTTCGTTACAAGCATAACCAAACATAAGTCCTTGGTCACCTGCTCCAAAATTATCAGTGCCTAATCCAATGTCAGCACTTTGTCCATGCAACTCATTGTAAATTTTAAGTTTACGCCAATCGAATCCTTCTTGCTCATATCCAATCTCTCTGATAGTATCAGTTATGATTCGTTCTATTGCAGTATTAGAAATAGGTCTATCCGTCTTATACTCACCTGCAACGGTTACCATATTAGTTGTAACTAAGGTTTCGATTGCAGTTCTATTTAAATTATTTTTATTCAAAATGTAATCTGCAATTCTATCCGAAATAAGATCTGCTACTTTATCTGGATGCCCTTCAGACACACTTTCACTTGTAAATTGATACATTATTACCTCATCTTCATATTAAGAATTGTTTCCCACTCTGCATATTGCGTTTGATTTAAACCGTCTACAGGAAAAGTAGGCGGTGTCCAAGGAACAGTTCTTTGTCTTTTGTATATTGTTTTTAACCAAACTTTTTTACCTGACATAGTAGTTACAGGCTTCCAAGCAAACCACTTTACCCATTCTGTGTATTGTGCATCTGTTGGTCCTTTTTCTTTCAAATGTGGATACCTCGCATAAACAGGATGACTAAAATCTGTATTTAGACTTTTTCCTTTTGTAATGTTTTTTGATGATATCCTGCTGTTTCCAACGTCTATGATTATTTTCTCCGTTTTCTCCACCCCAACTTTTATTTAATTTTAAATTGTATGGTGTTCTTTTTATCAATTTCTTTTCCCAATCTAATGCTTCTTCCATTGTAGGAAACTGATTTACTACTCTACAATCACAGTCATATTCTGCATTACGCATTTTTTTATATAAAAAACTTTTGCCTTTTTGACTGGCTGTTAAATGTTCAGCCATTCTCATTTCAAAAGGTTTTGCTGTATAACCGTAATAAACCATGCCATCTTTGAATTTTATTTCATAGACTTTATAGTTTGCCATCCTTTCTCATTTGTTCTCTGATTTTTGTTGCACTAATTTTTTGTGTTTCCTCATCAAGAACTTCCTCTTCAATTTTGTATCCTACACCTCTGCCATATGTAATATTCATTATATTTGGTACAGGGTAACACCTAAACTTACCGGCATGTTCTGCCAAAGCAATTTCTATGTTTTCACAAATCTTGTCTACTTGCCAAGGATTATCATCTGTTAGAGGCATATCACGAACAAGTATTGCAACCTGCCCATGTTTTGCTAATGCTCGTTCAAACAACTTTTGATGTCCTTCATGCCAAGGTTGGAATCTTCCTAACATTTGTGTGGTTGGTTGCTTTGGTTGGAACTCATGATCCTTAATATCAACTGCAAGTAATCTTGCCCATTCTTCGCATTTTTCCTCTGTCCACCATTCATCTGCATTGATAATTGCATTTATGTATGTGCTACCATCTGGTTTCTCAAACATTTTATTAGTGTCTTCGAATCTACCTTCTTCTATAGTGTTCATCCAAATAACATATTCAGGAACATTCTTTTCTCTAAGTTCATTTGTAGGACAAACAAAGTCTGCTACACCATAATTTCCTTTTGCAACACTTTTGCGTACATAATCTCTCATACGCAATGACTGACGCTCTCTGCCCTCAGGTGAGAAGTCCCAATCATCAAATGTTTCACGTATTTTATCTGCGTTATGCCAGTCTGCATTTCCTAAAACTTTTACAAGTTTTTCAGCAAGAGTCGACTTACCTGAACCAGGTAGTCCAAAAATCAAAATTCTTTTCATCTATTTTCTCGTTCATATTCGACATTATCGTCGAAATCATCCCAATACTCTGATTCTACTTCATCGTATTGATCGTACGGATCTCTCCACTTTTTATTTAACCAGCCTACATCTGCGTGATAACTTTTTCCGGTAGTATCATTGTAGTCGTAATTAACATCTAATTCAACCTTATCATAATAAACTCTTTCTACTAACTCACAGACGTTTGTTTCAACAACACCAAAGCCTAACTTAAATTCATCAAAAGGTTCGTCTGTGTCTACAAACCAAACACTGAATGAGCCTTTTTCGCTACTATGGAATGCTAAAACAGGAATATATTCGTCAATATTTTCTTCTGGTTTTTCGTTGCCAAAATATGCTCCTTCTCTGCTATACACTTGAATTGCATCACCTTCCCAAACTTCTTTGTCATAGTCGTAATCATCAGAACCATCTGCTGGAACTTCATATGCAGTAAACCCACCATCTGAATAAGGACCATTGCAATGTTCTAACTCATCGTTCTCCCACATGTTAAAATATTCATCTACGCCAGGTCCAGGAGGTTGGTTAGGATCTATTAATGCGTCTTCTGGTACTTCTTCATTATTCCAACCGGAACCGTCTGCGTCTAATACTGCTTCTATAAGTTCTTCTTGATCATCCAGTTCACCATAATGCAATGCGAATCCAGGATTAGTTTCACCGACTACTAATTCACCACCATATCTACCACCCTCTATTCTGTATCTATATTTTGCCATTTTTTCTCCTATCCTATCAAATCTGCAACTTGTATGTCTTTTACTTTGTTTGCTTCTTTGACAAACAATGCACACTTAGGATTTTTTTTATCCTCTAAAGGCACAGACAATAAATGCCCATGCTTTAATTTAGGAAAATACCATTTTACATCTTGATAAATGTTTGTTATTTGTATTTCTTCACTGTCGGGTATTTTATGAGACATTGGATTCATTACCAATGCTCTAAATCCCCTATTGTTAAGACTTGTTAAAGGAATAGTTTCTAATCCTTCATAATCTTCGTCACACAACAATATACTCCAATCCATAGGCATTTGTACTTTAAAATTACCTATTTGTAAACATATTGCTGGTGCGTGGAAACTTTCTAAAAAAATCAAAGGCAAGAAATAAAAATCTATTTCTTCAGGATCACTGGCATCTAAAATGCTGTATCTTATATCATCAATTTCATCAGGCACACAATCTAAATCGTATGTATTATTTTCTATCGTTAAAATTTTCATTTATACTCCACTTTTGTTACAGCATGTCTAAAATTTTGCTCTCTGTAAAATGCTTTTCTTTTTGTTAGATGCCTTTTACTGTATTTTAGGTTACTGGTAATATCTACAACCTGAACATAATCTTTGTCTTGTGCTTTACGAATACCTCTGCCGATACTTTGTATTACACGGACAAAACTCTTTCCAGGTTCTATCATTACTAAATTAAAGATCCTTGGAATGTTAATACCTACAGCGGCTACGCCATAAGTTGCAACAATGACCTTATTATTCATTTCACTGACTTCTGCATATTCTTCTTGCCTATCTTTAGTTTTCATAGAACCACTTATGAATACCCAGTCGTCATTAATCTCTGCTAACATCTCACCTGTCTTAATTCTATCTATAAGAACAAGTGTATTTCCGTTAGCACTATATCCTTTTATGATTTGACTTAGTTGTTCTATCCTTGTTGGGTCTGTAACTAACCATTTTAGTTCTTGTGCATAACTACTAAAGCCTAATGCACCGTCTTGTAATTGCAATATGTTTATATCTAAATCTGCAAGTACACCCATGTCTTGTAATTCTTTACTGCTTAAATTACCAACAATAGGACCTAAACTACTAATACAACCAACACGTTCATGATCATCTTTAGGCACAGTTCCAGTTAGTCCCCAACGTATAGGAACATTTGCAAAAGGTCCACTTAGCAATTTTTGTAAAACATCTGCTTTTGCTTTATGAACTTCGTCAACCATTACACAGACAACATCTTCCAAGAATTCATTTATTGGAAAGTCTGCTTCATAATTTTTGCTTTTCTTTTCGAGAACACTCAAACTTTGCCATGTGCAAATAGTATGTGTTTTATCATACTCTTTCCTGTCTCCATATAGCACACCAACATCAAGTCCTAAATTTTTATAATCCTTTTCAGTTTGTACTACAAGATCTTTGTTAGGCACAATAACAATACTTCTACCATACTGCTCACATTTTTGGCTTAGTACAGCAGTTACAAGTGTTTTACCAGCACCTGTGGCAATCTCTTGTAAGCATTGTGTGTTTTCTAAAAATCTATTTACAATGTCAACTTGATAGTCTCTTAATTTTATTGGTTGTCCTTCTACAGGGTGTCCTTTAGGCCATGTAACGTGACTGTATGATGATTCATTTACAGCAGAAAATTTAAAGTCCCATTTCTTTCTATGATCTTTAATGTCAATTTCATACCCATCTCCAGTAACAATTGGCAGTAACTGATCCAATAAATGAAAATAAGTTCTGCCGCCAATGTCACAATACCTAACACAGCCATCCCATCTGCCTAATTTGTATGCTGGCATATGATAAGCATACGGCAAAAAGAATTTAACTTCATCAGATATTTTACGCCTTGTTTTTACGTCAAGGCCTGTAAAGCGAACGTTTACTTCGTCTCTTATTTCAAGAACACATTTTCCCATAATAATATTATACTACCATTTGTAGTTAATTGTCAAGAAGAATTCTCTTCCTTGTACACCATAAAAAGGAACAACTTCCGTATCTTCGTCAGTTAAGTTTTCTCCTCTGAAGGCAACTGTTACACCATTAGGCCATTCCCTTGTAACATACAAATCAAGTTTATTTAAATCGTCTAATTTGTCTTGGCCTTCAGGTAACATATCCCAAACACTTGGTTCTCTATCTAAATTAAAAGCATATTTTATTTTTACATTTACATCAGAAAAAGTTTGCGTCCAAGCAACTGCTCCCATATACTTTGGCACTCTCGGTTGATCAGTATCTGTATAGTTTACACTTACAAAAAATGGACCAAAATTATTTGCAAATCTAATGCCTTGTGTTGTATAGTTGCCTGTGTTCGAATAAGTTGCATTAGTCCAAACATCTTCTGTGACTGCTTCAGTGAGTAAGTTTCCGTCCTCATCGTATGTTGCAGGTGTTACAACTACCGTTGTACTGTATCCTGGTACATACTCTATTGTTTGATCAAAGTCATATCTAAAAACACTTAGTACACCATAACCAATCTCAATACCAACACCTTCTTCAGGTTCAAGATTTTCATTGCCATCAACATAACCATCGCCAAACTTTTCATACAAGTTAGGTTTTCTAAAACTGTTTCCTAAGTTAAAGAACCAATTGTCTTTTTCTATACCAAGTCTAAGTGCGTTCTGATCATCATTACCAATTCTAATACCAAAGTTGTAATTAAGTATAAAGTTTGCATTGATACTAAGGAAAGCACCAAAGTTTTCATCTTTATAATTTTCTAAAACTTCCCCAAAAGAAGATACACTCATAGTATTGTAAGTCTGTCTTTCGGCGTCAACACCATAAGATAAATTTAAATTTTTTGATAGTTCTGATTGGTTACCAATTCTTAAATAGTCTCTGTAACTTTCATTAGCATAAGTAAGATCTTGATGTGCATACTCGCCTTCATTTGAAATATCATTTGTAAAGTAATCTGCTTTATTAAAGTTTCTACCTATTGTAATGTAATCGTTTCTTATAGCAACATTGTATCTTTGGCCTTCTTGTACACAATCATTACTGCTTTCAGAATCAAGATTAAAACAGTTGTCATAATCATAATCGTATTCGGTAAACTTACCTACAATGCTAAAGTCACCAGCATCTATATTAAACCTTGCTGTCTTATTTGAATAAGTATCTTTTTCATCGTTATCAGTTCTTACACTACCAATACTGCCTTTAAAACTGCTAACTTCTATTGCATCATTTACTGCAACACGATATAATTCGTCGCCGCCTCGTCTAACTGTTAGGCCAGTTTCTATTTCGTCCTGTATCAATATAGTTCCTGCAATACTACCTGACCCATATACAACTCCGTTTGCACCTGATACAATTTTTATAGACTGTCCAACTGCAACATCGTGTCCAAAATCATACCAACTTGATCCAGGGTCGTTTGCTGGAATACCATTTACAAAAACTGAGGTGTGTACTGTTTGAGCACCACGTTCATTGTAACCAATAAAGCCACCATACCCACCTGCGTTCCAAGTAAATGCTGGCATAACAACATTAAAGAGTCTACTGTTTACTACTGGATCTGCTTTTACTGTTTTTTCTTGTTGAGCAGTAACAATAACCTCTTCTATTTCATCACCTTTTACTTCACTTGCCCATAACATAAACAGCATGAATACAAATGTAGCATATAAGGGAGACATATTGAGATGAAAGTTTTTATCAAAATCGTTCATTTTTTCTCCATGTTAATCAACTAAAGTTAATTATACACGACATGCAGGATTTGTCAAGTCTTTTTTAAAAGAAAACCCCCCAAGAAGTGGGGGGTTTAAAATGTCCGATGTGGGAGGTTATCGGACACCAGGGGGAACCTGTAAATTTATTTATAAACAGGTCCTTTAAACATTTAAGAAATAATGGCCCTTGTCATACAAGTTGACTCTGCAAGTTCTTTCCATGTCTTTGGAGACATCTGCTTAAGATCAGCAATTTTAAGAACCATTCGCAAACTAATTTCACGCAACCTGTTTGCCTTTAGAACCATGAAGTCTACAATTTCTTCATTACCTTCTTTACCAAACTTGTATTCGTCAAGCATACCATCTCGAACAATTTGGTTAATTCTAAGGAACCTATCACTAACACTATCCATTTCCAAGTCAATGTAGTGACATCTTGACATAAGAGCCTGCAAGTGATCTTTGATCTTTTTACTCTTAACGTTTTCAAAGTTCACGTTCGTAATAAAGATACAACCACCTTTGAACTCAAACCTATCAGGAATACCTTCCCTACGCAAAGCATTCGATTCTGCTTTCCAAGAAATGTATCTCTTTTTACCCGAGTCCAAAACAGCCTTAAGCATGTTCAAACATACTTCATCAAACAAGATGCTGTCACAGTCATCAAACACAAGAATATCTCCTGGGTTTGAGTTGTTAAACAAAGTTTGATATAAACCAATTGGTGTCATAGAACCCTTTACAACTTCTGTTCTTGGCGGCTTACCAGCAAGTTTAGTCATTGCATCGTATTCTTCAAGAATAGTTTCAACACCAAATGACTTACCAACTCCTGGAGGGCCTGACACAATTAAACCTCTAACTACTTGGTTTGCAACTGCATCAGTCATTTGATCTAAAATCTCAAAACGACCTTTGATCCTGTCCATTGCTTGTTCAGGAGTTTCTTCCTTCTTCTTTTGCTCTTGAGCAACAGGATTCATTATTTCAAAATTCTCCTTATCTGAAGGCTCAATATCAGCAGGTGACTTAAGAAGAATTCTAATCTTCTTAGCATTGTCGCCCATTAAGTGAGTACCGTCGACAGTAACAAAAGGACCTTTCTTACCAAAAGAAATAGGTTTTACTACTGGAAAAATCGTATCTTTGATTAAGGCGTTACGATAAGTACCTTTTTTAATTTTAATAAAATTTTGCATTACATAGCCTCCCACAGCCAATTAATTAAATATAAGTATATTATAGCAAACTTTAGTGTTTTGTCAACCAGAAAAAACAATAAAGATAACAAAAAGTATAAGTAACCATCCAAATATTGCTCCTACAACTCTTGCAAAAAAGTCAGCAATACCGTCGACTCCAGCAAAAGCAGACTTAGTAATCACAAATGGTGCAACTAAAAGTCCTAAAACTGTAAGAATAAATAATGTTGTCATGTTACTCCTTTTTCCTAACTATATAAATATTATAGCATCTTTTGAAGAAAAGTCAACCTTAATCTAACCTTGACCCTTCGTAAAGTTTTACATCAGGTAAGTATGTTTCAACTGTTTTGATGTATGCTTCTACACCTGCTTCTTTGGCACTTACATCTTGTGTGCAATTACCTGAAGGGTTCCACAACTGGTATCCACCAGTATAACTTTTGTTAAAACCTTGTGCAATAAAACTTTTGCCCAATTTTGTATTACCTTTAACAAAAGCAGTAACCCAAGCAAAACCACAGTTAAACGGATGTTCACCGTGCTTTTGAATGTAGTCTTGTGTTGCAATCTCGGCATTACGAGTTGCTAATTTATGAATTTCTGCAGTTAACATTACGCCGCCTCCTTTTCAATTTCACGTTTAAGTTGAGGGTCATTGCTGTCAAACCAGCCATTGCTGACTTTGTACTGACAGGCATAATGAGCCCTCTCCCCTGCTTCAAGTGGAATCCACTGCTCAGATTTAGCAAGTATTTCCTTACGCATGTAACCATGCTCGCCGTTGGTTGTGAAACGCAGGCAACTCCAACGGTCACCTTTCCACTGAAACTCAATTACTGAGTCCCACTCCTCGCATTCACGAGCGTCGTCCTCAACAATTTCCCAACCCAAGATATACTCTTGGAAGTACTCGCTCTTGCTTTCGATGAGAGTAGTTAGAGTAGGAATGCCCTGCTCAGCAATTTTGTTAATGTGAGCAGTACTTAGATCACGTACAACATAAGTGTTGCCACCTTTGAACTTCCAATACTGCGGACATTCGCCCTTGCCATCCCAATCATGAGCACCGTAGTTCTCACGGTGTTGTGTGTTAATTACTAATTTAGACATTTGCTACTCCTAATTCCTAACTATGCATATAGTATAGCAAATTTTCAGGATATGTCAACCAGTTTTTGTGATTTTTTTACTAAGAATTTCAGTAACTTACAAAATATTTTACGTTTTTTTGCAATTCAAACGTTGTTTTTTTAGTGTTTTCTTTAATTTTCTATCAACTTTCCAAAGTAAATACCTTGTGCTGTATTTCAAAATTAACATGTCTATCTGTCTAATTATTTTTTTCATAGGTGTTATTTAATAATATTTCTTGATTGTGCTTTAAAATTGGCATCATATCCCAATACATTTCATGCAGTTCCTCTAAAGGTCTGGAACCGAGATCAGCAATAATGTCTATAATTGCATTTAACTTGCTTTCGCCATATAACTGATCATACTCTTCGCTCCAATAATCACTGAATGTTTTGAAACCCAAACTATGCAAATGTTCTAATGTGCCTGATGCTCCATATATAATTTGAGGATGTAAATTAAGCATAGGCCTTGTTATTTTTTCTGTAAGAAACATCTCTTTATGGAAAGTTCTAAAGTAATCATTTACTTTGTCGTCCCAATGATAATCACATAAATCATGACTCTCTGAACTTTCAGTAGTAATTGTAAAGTAGCAATCCTCATAAATGTACCTGAAGTCACCTACTTTGTTCCAATCAAGGCCTGCTACTTCAGGATAACTTTCAAATATTTTATCATATATTTTATCCCAACCACCAGATAAATCAAATTGTATTGGCAATGTACTTTTGAATTCTTGTGTCAATACATCTGCCCATTTTTTATGTTTTAGTATAGGATCTTCTGGACTTGGATTAAGTAGTTCTGGAAAAGCATGAAAACTTGTATAAGTGTGCTCCTTGTCTATCAAACCTTTTTGTTGCATTGCTAACATAAACAATAATCTATGTGGCATCATGTTTGCATTTAAACAATTATATTTTTTATTTCTAAGTTTAGTTGGTGCTTCTTTTGTATAAATTAACTTATCAAAGTATCCACTATCTTTTCTGTACAAGTATAAACCAAAACACTCACTGTTTACATTTATTTTGTCTGTAGTATTAGAATACTGTTTATGCCAACTGTCATAACTTTCCTGTAATTTTTCATTACTGCCATTATAAGTTATATTATTACAATTTACATTATATTTTTTTGCAAAATTGTGTATTGCTTTGTAAAAGATATCTCCTTCTACAAGCCACATGGTGCCTTCACAGGTATAATTAAAAATTATTTTTACTGGTTTGTCTGGATTAGACTGTCTAAAACTTTGAAAGTCTTGTGTAAGTGTTTCTGTAAAATTTTCCCAACTATGCCAAGTTCTTTCTTCGCATTGTAGTAAATCGTATTCAAATGTTGTCATTAATCAATTACTATGTCTTCCATACCTGCTGTTCTAAGTCTTGTGATGTGTCCAATTTGCCATTGTTTTGTATCAAGACCTTTCATTATGCCCAAGTATTTATTTCTTAAAAGACTAAATTGATTTGTTAGGTGCGTTAGGTCAATAACACTTTGTTCGCTGTCAACAAACTTTTCGGCATCTCTACTGCTGAGTTGTCTGTTGTAACTTTCTAAATATTTACGAAATGTAATAGAACGTTCTTTGCGAAGTTCTATATTTAAATGTTCGAGAATCGCTTCAATCTCTTGGAGTTGATTAAAGCGATACTCTGTTAAGCCTGGGAGGGCGGCACTGGATTTTTCCAGGCTACCCTTGATACCGCATTCATATCTGGCATCTTGCAGTTCTGACTCATAGTATTCAATCGCCGGAACAATGTTACCTAAGTCATCTACAATTTTGTTATACCATGCCATTAATAATCCCAGTCATCGTCGTCATCATCGTTATCGTCAAAACCGATATCAAAATGACTTATAATTGCCGCTTTCATTACAGAATCAAATTCATTAATTACTTCATCAAACTCTGAAATATCAACATTGTCATCAAAAATTCTAACAACTTCTTCTGCAATTCGCAATCTTTCTTTTTGTGGGATGAACCCTTTGATTCTATCCCACAGTTCGTGTAAAAGTGCTACTTCAGGACTCATCTGTGTACTCCTCAGTATCTGGTTCAAAATCATTAGGATTAGCATCACCAACATCAAGTTCATCGACTTGTGCTTTAGGATTCTGACCCCATTCATCTATAATTACCTGAAGTTTATCTCCAGTCCAACCTTTTCTGAATTCTTTGATTTCTTCACCAGTTACAGGAGAGACATATAAAAGTTTGTTTCCTACTTTTTCCACAATACCTTTTGATTCAAGCATTTCTAACATACCACTGTATGGATCCATGCCAGTTTCATAAGGTATTTTAACTTGCACTCCTTCAAACGGTTTACTGTAACGTGACTTCATTACTTTACAGGCCGCTCTTATGCCTTGTACAGTTGACACTTTGTTACCATCTGCGTCTTCTTTGAGTTTAAGTTTTTTCATGGCAACCACAATACTTGATGCATAGATAAATCCCTGACCACCTGAGATTTTATCATCTGGATCAAACATATCTTGTGATGCGTATGTGTGGTTAGTTGCCACTAATGCGATTGGAAAAGGTGCAATTTGGTTCACTGTGTTTCTAACCAAAGCCGCAAGTGCTTTTGGTTTTCTACCCATATCACCTTTCATGTCACCTTTTTGGAACTGATCAACATCTGTTGGTGTTAATAACATTCCTAAACTATCAACAACAAATACTAACTTAGGCATTTCTTCATACTCTAAGTCTCCATAATTTGCTTTATAGTCTTTAATGAATTCAGAAATTGCTTTTGCAACGTCATCTATCATTGAAACACTTATTTTTAATAGTTTTTCAGGACTTGTATCAACATCTAATGCTTGTAACCATTGCTCGTCAAGTGCATTCTCAGAATCAAACAACACTACTTGACAACCCATGTCTTGTGCATTTTTTACAATGTTACCAGAACAAATAAATGATTTACCTGAGCCTGACTCACCAGCGAACACACTAACTTTTCCTAATGGAATACCTCCATTGAAATCTCCACTAATCAAATAGTCAAGTGTGTAATTACCAGTGCTTACCCAATCTTTTGGGTCGTGGAAACCAGCACTGATACCTGTGATGCTTTTAGTCAGTCCAGTTCGGAACTTAGTTAAGTCAAAAGGCTTTTGCATTGTATTCTCCTTAAGACTGTCTGTTTCTGATCATTGCAAGAATGTCATCTGCTGATTTTTTACCAGCATCTGCTTCTGCTGTTGCAGGTGCAGGTGCTTCAGCGACAGGTTCCGGGGCAGGAGTAGTAGTTTCTGCTACAACTTCTGTATTTTCAACTACAGGAGCCACACTCTCTGTTGCAGGTTGCTGTACTGCTGGAGCAGGTTGAGCCGATGCAACTGTGGATTGTGTGCTTGATCCTGTATCAAGTCCATAGGGTTTGTAAAAGTTACCCCATTTTGCTGGATCATACAGTTCTCCGTCAACACTTGCCTGGAACATTTCTGCGATTGCTTGTACACCCTCTGCTGAAGGCTTTGCAGGCAAGAAGTCGTTTAAGTTGTGTAAACCGTGTGTATCAATAGCCGCAAGTTGAGTTTCATCTAATGCACTTTCTTTTCGTGCCCATTTAGAAGTACTGTAGTCTGCGTATTGACCTTTAGTTGTTTTTGTTAAACGGAAGTCAGTACCATTTACATAATCAGTTGGCAGATTTTCCATTTCTGGGTCCATCAATGCTGATTTGATAATGTTAAAGATTTGAGGTCCGATAACAAAACGTCTAATTGGATTTTCTGGAGCAGTTTCATTTAAAGGATTTTCATTTACAAATCCTTGGAAAATGTAACTTCTCTTTTTCCAATATTTACGTCCCATGTCTTCAAGACTTGCGTCTTTGAACCAAGGTCTTACTTCTGTAAGAACAGGACATGTTTCGCCCCACATTTCCATACAAGGAACTTGTACAGTTACTGGACGATTTTCGCCACCAACAACACCAGGAAAGGTGAGTCGGATCATTTGTCTTTCAACCCAAAAGAATGTATTATTAGGATCTTCGTCAGGAAGGAACCTAAGAGTACAACTTGTACCTTCGTCAATATTCCAGAATGGATAAATTGCGTTGTCTTGGGGTTGATTATTGGAACCAGGTTTGGATTCCATTTGTGCCAGTTTGGCACGGATTTCTGCTAATGAGGCCATAATATTCTCCTATTGTTTGCCATAATTTGCCATGTTCGTAATACTTTCATATTACTGTTTTTTTATTATATTGCCAAGATAGAAAAAAGTCAACCTTTTTTTTGTTAATTTTTTTCTAACAATGTTATTTAGTATTTTGTTTGCAGTTTAGTCTACAAATTGGTTCAAAAACGACTCATATTGCTTGCCTGCATCTACAGGACTTGCATTTGCGCCTTTTTGACCTGCACTTAGTAAACTTGCCTTAACTGCTCTGTATTCGAACGGATTAAGTTGTCCACCATTGCTAATTTTACTACCTATGTTCTGTAGGTAGTTTGATAACGTACCATCTTTTGCACTATAACCCATTTGCGTAACTTGATGTCCAAGTCTTGCTTCAGGTGATGCAAAATCTACTACATCATCTTCACTTAATAAATCTTTTACTCCAGCAAAAGTTTCTGATTCAATTGCTGTCATTATGCTTTCTTCAAATGTTGTTCTACGTGATTGTAATTTTTCTAATGTACTGATTACATTAATTACTTTATCATCAAGATGTGATTCAGTGAATCTATCACCTATTGAATCACTAACTGCATCTGCCGCCTTATCTACAGGATCTTCATTTAAACTTTCTACTGCAATAACATAACTTTTTGCACCAGTTAGTCTTTTAAATGTTTCTCTGATTTCTTTTACACGGTCTACTGCAAGTTCAAATATGCTTTGGTTGTCTTCGTTGATAACTTTATTTCTTTGCACATAAGACACAAACTCGCGGAGTTGTCTGTAGTCTACTGCCATAGTTGTTATTGCTTCACCGATGCTATCATGTACTTCGCCACCGTTATATAAATGACGTGCCATTGCTCTGGCCATTTGCAAATTGTTTTCTGCCATTTTAAATCTTTCTTCACCACGTTGTACAAAAATACTGTGTATATTTCTACTTCTTGCACCACGTATTTCTTCGTTAACTGCTTTCTTATGTCGCACAACAACCTTAACACTTTCGAGTGGTTGATAACTGGTTTTACTGCTACCAGTCATACGACCTAAACTTGCTTCTTTCATAACATCTGCCATATTTCTCTCCGCTTTTTTGGCTATGTCTATCTTTTCACCTTTAGGTTCTATTTTTTTATTGAACACTCTAAAATCAAAACTTAATAAATTATCCTGTGCTAACTCTTTGAGTTGTGATCTTAAGTTGTCATCATCGTAATCTTTCGATACAGATAAACTTACACTTTCTTTATTTAAATCTAATCTTACAAGTATATTAGGCTCTGCTACAGCAAATCGTGTTGCTTCTTGAGGATTTGTAACTAAGTCACCTGTTTTATTAAAACTTTTAACCGTAAAACCTTTACCACGTAAATGGTTAAAGATCTTTTCTGCAACTAAGTCTGTATTAATAGCCATAATATGTCTCCAATACTATTTATCAGATTATACTAATTGGCAAGGGAGTATCCTCATCATCGTCTCCAGTTATCCAGTCTGCGTCGCCTAAACCTAAACTGCTGTTGACAACATTGTACACATCATCTTCAAATGTGCTAATAAATTCTATCATTCTTATAGACAATGTTAAGGACATTACTAAATCATCAAACTCGCCTGGCTTGCCTGCAAAACTGTTACCTCTTGCAACAAAGTTTTTGAGTTCGCTGATTAATGCTTTGCTTTTGATTTTGATTTTATCGTTTTCAATCAAACGTTTTAAAATTAAACATGATTCTATTTTACTTTTATGTGTGGTATGGAAACCTTTACGACCTTTCTTGCCTTGTATTTTTTTAGGCTCATGTAACATTTCTCCAGGAAAACTTTCTTCTCCTGTGTCTCTGATTACCACAAGTGCCGCTTCACCAATAGTATTATTCTCAACTGTCCAATAAATTTGGTAACCGCCATTTTCTTTGATGTACTGCATAATTTCCATCATTACTTTTATTTGGCCTTCTATGGGTACTTTGTTGTTACTCCATTCTGCAACTTGAATCATTGTTGGTAATTCTATAACTTGTATTGCCGCATTATCGCCACCTGTACCACTACTTGGATCTAACGAAACTGTGTACATGCATTCTGGTGAAGGGTTTTTGTACCATCTTACTTGACCGCTTCTGTATAAAGGATCTACCCCAAACAGTTCTAAAAGTTTAAGAGGAGAGATTAATGTTTCGTCGTATATGACAAATTCACATTCATGCTCACGTCTAAAACGTTCTTCACCAATTCTACTGCGTTCCTCAAATGCCCATTCATCATCTCTTTCAGGATGTTCATCCCATTTTGCTAAAAGAGATTTAAAGCCATTTATACCAACATCTTGCTCTTCACCAGTTTCATCAAATGTTCTACATGCTTGTTTCCATATACTTGCAAATGTATCATCGTCGTTGTTAGGTGTACTTGTAATAATTGCTCTACCGCCTGTAGCAAGTGTAGGCGATAATGATGCCCAAAACTCTTTGGCAATTCGAGGAGGCACAAAAGCAAACTCGTCTAAGTAAATTAATGTTAGTGACATACCCCTACCAGTGTTTTCAGTAGTTGTAGCACTTACAATTCTGCTACCATTATCAAAACTTATACTACCTTTGTTGTATTCTGTAACACCTGCCCTAATATGATCTGGTACACTTTCATATGCATATCTTATACGTTGCATTATTTCCTGAGCACCTGCCGCCTTGTGAGCCGCAACTAATATTGTGCTATCTGGTTTAAACATAGCATACCACAGCAAGTATCCTGCCGCCACAGTGGTTTTACCCATCTGTCTGCCCAGCATGTTAATACTATATCTGTAATCATTATAGTTTTTTATAAGTTCATATTGATAGTCAAAAGGTGCAAAACTCATAGCACCTTTAGTAGGGTGCTGAATTTTCATGTGATTTTCCATAAAGTATAATGCACCTGAAACTGGATCAGCACAATTTTTAAAATCTAAAATTGTGTCATCAGTATATGCAACTTTACTATAACCCTGCTTAACCAGGGTGGTATCTGCGGTTCCTCTTGCCATATGTACTATTTATGTGGGAAAAAAGGTTTAAAGACGATTTTTTAGTTGGTCTCTAAGATAATTTACAAGTATTTTTTTATCTGTTGAGTAATGTGGATTATCGCACGGTTCAGTAGGTTCTACTTCTCCATTGTCATGATCTATATTAGTGTCCATTCCTGGTTTATTAGAATCAATGTCATTTAGTTTTTGCAATAAGTCTTTTAAACTATCTACATCATTGACTTTTGCTGTAATTGTAACATCAAAAGGACCACTTGGTACATTAACATCTACTGAATCTTGTGAATCTGCATCAAATGGATTTTCATCATCGGCGGCTAATGTTTGTGGGTCACCTAATTCTCTGTCTATAGTTGGTTGTAAGGCACCACCTACGGCTCCTATGGCTCCACCTAATTTAGCACCACCTATAGCACCAGGCACAACACCTGCGGCTCCACCTCTCATATAGCCATCAACTGCACCAGTAATTCCGCCTATGGCTCCACCAGTCATACCTCCAACTGCACCTTTTCCAATAGCATCGCCAGTATTACGTGAAATTCTTTTTACTTTTGTGCCAAATGGCTCATTACGATCGTTGTCAAATAACGACATAAGTTGTCTTATCTGTAGATCAGATCTTTGCATTTTTATCTACTACGTGAACCATGCATATTAATTCTATCAACTTCTTTGGCTTGCTCTGCGCCTTTACCCATATTAGGCTGACCAGTTAATGTATCATACATAGGTCTTAAATTGTCGCCCATTAATTCATCTTTTGTTGGGTAGTTGCTGAAATAATCCGCACCTTTTTCTGATTTGATTTTATCAAGTTCATCAAGAAACTTTTGGTTAAACTCTTCGCCGTATAAAGATATGTTATCATCAAAGTCTTCGTTTTGCATTTCGTAATGGGATTGGTCTTCGTTATTCAATACTGCATCTTCTTCACTTACTGATCTATCTTTATCGTTTACAAGTCTTTCACCGGCAAATTCTGCCTCTGCTTTTCTTGGCTCTTTTACACCATAAACTAATACTCTTTCATGAGGTAGTCCAAGATTTACTGCACACCATACTTCAAGTACTCTTTCGTGTACAGGATATTTTAAAACTACATCAGTACTGCATACTTCTGATGTAAAATTAACACCTTTTGCTCTAACAAATTCTACTGGATTTTCCTCAATTGGAGATCTTTTAAAAGGAGAAATGCTTACCATGTTATATTTTGCAAGACATTTTTCTAAGATATCCATATGATCTGATCCACAATCTGCGGCAAACTTTAATCTAAAGCCATATTCTTTAGTGAATGACTCTTTTAAGTAATCTTTAAGTTCCATTGTGTCTCCATTACTTTGAATAACTATTTATACTTATTTATCATCTATTCAACTTTAAAGGAATAAATAGTTTACATGTTTCATCGATCTGAAAATCACTTCAACACTAAACCAACCTGGGGCACAGCCATAGAACAAATGCATTGCCCTACTTATGAAGCATTGTCACTGTTTGATCAAAGTGGATATGATTTGTGCCCACTTGAACAGGAATATGCTAAAAAGAATATGGGAGAAGCAGACTTTGTTCGTTATAGAAGGTCAATTGCTAAACCTTGGTTTAAAAATTTGCCTAATACCACAGGGCCTCATATTAATCATTCATATTTGTTTGAACGTAAAGGATACCATGGATACGCATTAGAACAGTTAGGGCACTGGGCAGAAGGCAATCATCTTATACACAAAATGATTCAACTCAAACCTAAATGGGGCATAGATATCAGTGTTGATTATGTAGATGACAGTAGATATAATACTATGGAGTTATTTCATTATGAATGGGACGACTTTAATTTAGATACTGTTTTAGAGAAACAAATCAAAATAGAAAACTTATTGATGTCGACAGACTGGCAAGAATTTGCAAACTTCAAACTTAGTAAAAAAGACGAATGGTCACATTTAGATTTTGTAGGGCAAAGCAAATGGACTACTGAACAATTAGACTTGCCTGAGGAACAATTTAAATTGGTTACTTGGACGGTTTAGTTTCTGTTACAATTTTTAACAATTCGTTTCTATCAAACACAGTTGCTTGTCCAAGTTGCACATCATCGTTTGAACCACCGCCCATTTTATCAGCACGTTGTTTTCTAATCATTAAATCTATTTGTTGTAATTTTGCTTTTGTTTTAGCATCGCTGGCCTCAAGAGCAATTTTTAACATATTACTTGCTTCTGCAAATACTTTACCTGCCGCCATATCACTAACATTCATACCAAGGTCCATTAACTGTCTATAACTGTCTAAGGCTTCTTTGCCAATTTCAGTCATTTCAGATTCGTGTTCGTCTAACCCTTGTACTTCTTTAAAAGCATTATTGATCTTTTCACTTAAACTCAATGCCTCTTTGTACTCCTCTATCTGTGTTTTAGACTCTTGAATAGATGGCACTGATTCGGCTGTTGCTTCTTCAATAGGCGGTAAGTTAAATTCTTCTTCTAATTTCTTAGTCATATTGGTATTTATTTGATTCTTGGCTTAGAAATACGTTTTTTAGATTTGCGTGGTTTGTTATTTTTAAATATTTGGTCTTCATTTATAACTTTGAAACGTATTCCTTTTCTTGTACACCATTCTTGTGCCGCTGTCCATTTTGCGGCGTTTATGGCTGTTTGGTATGCTTGTCCTTGCGTTTTAGCACTTTCCATTGTGGTTTGATTTCTTGGTTTGATTTCTATAAGTTCAACATGTTCTAAACCATCTTTGTCTATGTATTGAATCATAAAATCAGGAACATAGTTTGCATACTTGCCAGTGTCCGGTCTTTGGTAGGGTATCTTAACATTTTCACTTGCCCATTTTTTGATGTTAGGATGTTGGTCACACATTCTCATAAATGCTAACTCCCAACTGCTACGATAGAATGGAGCCTTAGTACCCACATACTTTCCGCCATTCTGAATTTCGTATGAACCTTGTGCAAACTTTTTCATATTAATTATTTATTAAGGTTGGATCAAATATGATGCCTTACTTCTTGAATTTTTCAAAGGAGTTTTAAGATCTATTTTATTGCCTGCAGGTCTAACTGCATTTATGGCATTAAAGGCATCTATGGTGAGTTTTAATGTGTCTTTGTTCATATCAAAATATGTAGTAGGATGTACATTTTGAACTTTTGAAACTTGTATTAAAACTTTTGCCATTGCTGTAGCATTTAGTTCTGAAAAACCTATAGCAACTAATTTAGTGCTTATAGCACTTAATGTTGAAGGATCTATTGCAGTATCCTTAGGTGCGGCCAGTTCCGCAAGTATTTCAGACGTTGCTTCAGGTAAAGGAAATTTTATTGTAGAGTTTTCTAAGTATGCAACCAGTGTGTCATTTTTAAGTTCATACTTAACTTCATTACCAAATGTTGTGTATATAGAAGTAGACATTACGCGGAACCTGTAGGATTATTTACTGATGTTGCACCTGCACCTCTGGACTCTCCTGTATTTTCGGTCGTTGCTGTAGGTGATAATTGTACGTTGGCAGTACTTGATGTTACACCTTGCACTACTGCATTTGCAAGAGCACCACCTAAAACACCAAGTGCCCTGTTTTTAAATGCATCTTTGTATTCATCATAAGTAGGTTTCACAGCAACAATGTCTAAGGCGCCACCAAACAAATCATCTATGACGCCTATTCCTGTGGTTATGTCGTCTGTATCTCTTTGTTTGAAGTTTGCAGGTTGACTTGTTCTACCACGTGACCCAATACCACCAGCAGATTCTGATACTCTGTTTCCAAGGAACTCAAAGTCTGTTTCAACTTCTGTACCCAATGGTTTGATAAGTAAATCATCACCATAAAATTCAAATCCATCTGGTAAGTCTTCAAATCTATCGAGATCAACTTTAGTTAAATCAAAGTTTGCAATATCATATGTTGTAAAGTTTTCATAGTCAGCAGTAATAGTAAACTCCATAAATTCACTACTTGCATAATCTATTTCTTTTGTTCTAAAAGCAGTAATTGTAGGATTTGTCACTGAATACTGCACACCTTTACCACCATGATATAAAATAAAATCTATTCTTTCAAAAAAGTTCTGTTCAAATTGTAAATTAAATCCTGCTTCATTACTGTTAAAAGTATCACCTTTGAACATTGAACCAGACATTTCATCAATCATTGCTTTGTTTGTTGTAATATCTCTGTCAGCAAATCTATTTTTATTTCTTGGATTCATGAAGTTATAAGCATAATACTTCATCAATACAGTTAGCCAATCATTATTTAAAGTGTCTAACAAAGTAAACTCTACAGGTGTATAATCTAAACCTGTTGTTACAATTCTTCTTTTGTTAAATTGATTTTTTACTTCTGTTCTGAAATCTACGCCAGGTAGAGTTGCCCTACGAATAAGGCTACTCAAACTTGTTTTAAATGTGAGATTGCTGTTTGCAAGAAACTGTAAAACAGATCTATTAAAGATAAAATTTACATACCCTTGAAACTGTTGTCTTGGTGGGTTGACATCAGGTCTAAACCTGTAACCATTACGAAAGTCTCTTGCGTAAAACTTATCGTTGGAGTGAGGACCAACAAATCTCGTAAATTTCACGTTAAGAGACCTCCGTTGCTATATTAAGCCTGTATTCCGTCGTCACCTGTAACTGGGTTTTCAGGGAATGGGTTACCAGCGGCTGTTCTACCATTAATATCGTTATCACCTTCAAAGTGTGTTGCGTTATCATAACGTACAGTTAAGTTGATAGTAACATTTTCAGATGTACTATAATCTGCTTCACTGTAATCTACGTTAGTTAAGAAACATCCTTCGAGGAACCAAACTTCAGTAGAGCCTGCATTTACACCATCAAGTACTTCAATCTGCATGTCAAACTTATAGTCTGCACCTGCGGCTGGAGTGCTTTGTTGGAAATGGTTCAATTGTCTTTGAACCTGTGCACCTACGGACTTAGCAACTTGGTTAGTAATGTCATCCCTTATAACAACGTTAATTTGTTCCCATGCATGTTTACCCTGAGCATATACTTTCGAATTGTAACTGTCAATAACTACTTCTTCGTAAGTAATCTTAGGTCTTGAAACATTCTGAATATTTTGTGTTAAGACTTTTGTTTCAGCCTGTCCACCAAAGTTATTCAAAAAAGAAACACGGAAACGATATTTTAATTTAGGCATCAAAATACCAGAACCAGTTGCTCCAGTAATTGGTACCCCAAATTTACTTTTTGTTTCAGTTGTCGCTGTTGATGTTGCCATTATGTTCTCCTAAGAACTTATTTAATATTATACGAATATTTATCATATTTGTACCAAAATCATTAACTCGTGTTTTAATTATGACACAAAAAAGGGCGGATTAACCGCCCTTTCTGTATAGTTATAACTATTATTATGCTGTTGAGCCTAATGTATTTTGAATTCTTACAGGAATGTATATGAACTCTACTGCTTTGACTGGCTGTACAGCAATGTCAATGTGCAATTCGTTTCTATCTATTCTTGCAGGAGTATTGTTTGTAGTATCACATACTGTAATAAAGTCAAACAATCCTCTTTGAGACACTAATTGTCCTAAGAATCTATCTACAACTGATTTAGCATTTGCTCTTGTAACTTCGTCGTTTGGTTCAAATAAGAACGGCTTAACGATATCGTCAAGTCTTTCTCTGATGTAAACAACAAGTCTTGCAACATTAACTCTGTCCAATGCACTTGAACTTGGGTTTAATGTTTTCTGTCCAAATACAGCAATTCCTCTTCCTGGGAAGTTGCCAATTGGATTGATTTTATCAATGTAAAGAGCATCACGTTGTCCTTCGCTCAATGCTACAGGTGTAAATTCACCTGTTGTTGCATCAAGGTGACCAACGTTTGAAGCATTGTTAACAAGTCCTCTTTGGAAACCTGCTGGTGCAAACCAAGGGAATGCCACCTGATCATTAAATGCAAAAGTTCTTAGTGCCATGTGTGAACCTGGTACTAATACATTTGAACCATCGAGGTCAGTTGTTAATGCATGAGGATAGTAAACACCTGCATATGGCGAACTTGAAATTAATCCATCTTCACCGTTAACATCTGCGTTATTACTATTCTTTGCCCAATTACCTGTGCTTGTTGCATCTGAGGCCAATCTTAAAGGTGCGTCACCAATAACAAAAGCAGTCTCTTTTCTTTCAACTCCAAGGCTAACCATTTCATCAATTAGTTCTGGATATCCAGGACATGCAATAAGATTAAATCGGTTAGTTTCGTTTCTGATATCTTGCTGAGATGCCACAACTGATTGTAATTTAATTACAACTGCTCTACGTTGTGCTTTTCTCATCATATATGGAGAACCGTCTACTTTGTTTCCGCTGTAGTCTTTCCATAAAGATGATGAACTGTCATATTGTTTAACATTACCAACAGACGCCATTTTGTTCCATGCTAACATACCACTTGGGTATAATGCAGGATTTGGCAATCCGTTTGCAGTACTAATCAATGAATCACTTGCACTTGCTCTAAAGTCTCCGAATAAAATACCGTCTGCAGTAGTTTGATCTTTGTTATCTATCAACACAAATTTGCCTGCGGCACTATATTTGTAAATTATAGGGAAGTTTTCTAAGTCACTGCTGTCAATCCAAATATCACCTGTTGAAAGTGAACTTGAACCATCTGATTGCTTAGTTGGCTCAGAAGCACTAAATTGTACATCACCTGTCCATGTTGCCCATGAACCACTGTTTTGATATAAAATATCAATGTTAGTGTTTGCAATGTTATCATCGTACCATAGTTGGCCATTGCCAATTGATCCTGTTGGTGCTGATGCGCCTACTTCATAAACAAGGTCTTCAAAGTTACTGTATGTACCAGCAGTAATGTTTAAGTTTGCTGGAGTAAATCCGGCAACGTTACCTGCAGATACTTTTAAGTCTTTACCGTTGCTTACTACAAGATTAATTTTACCACTAACATTACTTGCAATAAGTGTGTTACTGAATGTTAAACTTGCGTTTGCGCCACTGATTGCATTGTTGATGTCTGTTACCATGTCATCAACACTCGCATTACCATCGCCGTCACCATCAGTACTAAAAGTTACTGGTATAGTTGTTCCATCATTAACGTTTAAATTAATTGAAATTTTACCTGAATGACCTGATAATGTAATAGCAGTATCAGTGAGTGCGGCACTTGCCGCTACAGTTAGGCTTGAACCACCGTTATGTTTTGTTAAGTTAATTGTAGCAAGATCATTTTCGCCATCGGTATTACCCCAAATGTCACCTGCTGAAGGTGAAGTATATGTGTTTGTATAAACACTACTTGAAAGATCGTTTAATGCTACTGATTGTGAAATAAACTGTGCAGAACTTGTGCTGTACTTCTTAAGAACAATGTTAGAACCATTGTTTGGTGCTGTTGTTCTAATATGAATATCACCTGCTGTTAAGGCACCGCCTCCACCTTTTAAGGCTGGAATTGATAAATGACTTGCAAATTGGAAGTCACCTGCTGAACCTGAAACTGCAGAACTCCATCCACTTGAACCAATGTGATGCCAAGTACCTGATAGTTTTTGATAAAACTTTATTGTACCTGCTGAAGCACCTGCTGAAGTAAAGTGGACTACACAAATTTCTTCGTCTACACCAAATGCAGATTTAGGAACACTACTGCTATCTACGTCTGACTTTGATGCAACTTTTACTGTTTGTTTTACCCATTCACTGCTTACATACTTATAAACTCCATATGCTGAGTCATCTGTATCTAACCAGTATGTGCCATCTGAAAGAGGTCCACCTGGTGCAGTTGAAGAGGCTGTTAATTCATCTAAATCGATGTTTGCTCTGAGAACGTATGCTCTATTGGCTATTCCTAAGAAACTGTACGCGGCCATTAAACCAAGTTCGTTTCTTTCGTCACCGTGTAAAGGAGTTGTACCACTCTTTTTAAACACTGGATTACCATAACTTTGGAGCAATTCTCTTTGGCTTGTAATTTGATATAATTTTCCTGCTTTAGCGGCTGTTGTGTATGCGGCTGTTGTGCTACCATCTGGTGCTTTTTTGTCTTGTGCCGTTGCAATAACGATCAAAGGCACAGTACCGGCACCTGCGGCGGCGTAAAACGATTCGTCGCTTACACTTACACTAACTCCAGGACTTACTAATGTTGCCATATTATTCTCCCAATATATTGAATGAATACTTTTAAAGTATGCAAGTATTTATCTTTTTTTGCGTATTTTAGGAGTTTAAGGAATATTTGGTGGTATTAGGTGGTATTATACTATTTTAAGATAATCTTTAAATTCGCCTGTTTGCCAATCTCTGATTTTTTCAACATGCTCAGACAAATCTTCTAAAGTGCCATTATTGTTTATAATGTAGTCTACAGGGTAGCCTGCCCAATTCCATTCACTTTCGTGTACATCTCTGTACTTAGTTTCCATTATTTTTCTACTAACTGCATTTTCATGAGCATGGCTGGCAGTCTCAAACCATTCAGGCAAGTCGCCTCTTTGTACCCAAATAACTACTCCACCCATTTCTTTAATAAGATCTAACTCATTTCTAAACCTTGCGTCACTTATTACTGTGCAAGGTGCATTGTTGCTTTGCTTTCTTATTCTGTATTCTAAACTATTAAGCCAAATATCTTGACTAAAGTTTTTTCTCAAAACATCTGTGCCTATTAATTGTAATGCAAGCCTTGGAGTAAAATTAGGAACACCTAATTTCTTTGTCCAAAACATATCTGGAGTTTCTCTAAAGTCCCTGCTTTCTAATGTGTCGCCTTCAAGTAACGATCTTTCCCAACCAAAGATAGAAGCACAAAGATCTTTTAAAGGGCCTGCAAAGGAATCTTGCACACACCCTCTTTTGACAAACTCTTTTGCTACGGTGTCTTTGCCAGAACCAATAAAACCTACAAGTCCTATTACCATATTATCCTATAATAAATCCTAATGGCGAATTGCCTTCTTCTTTCTGGAATAATTGCTCTCTGAGATCAGTCATCATAGTCACTGCTTCATTTTTAAGTGCATCACCGTTTAATTGAATTGCTCCGCCGGCTCCAGGTAACCCACTTGCATACTTACTTCTTGCTTCTCCTAACATTTGCTTAGATTGTGCAAGAGCATAAGTACCTAACCAGTTTCCTGCGTACACGTCTTTTAATAAAATGCTTTCAGGTATAAAGTTGTAAATGCCCACAGCAATTTCTTCTTCATGCCTAATGTTTCTAAGAATTTTTAATTGTTTTGTATTTCTGTTCCATAAAAAGTTATATTCGCTACCAAATATTCTTCCAATAACTTCTTTGTATTGTGCAAATGCATCGAATACAGCAAGTCCACCTATTTGTCCTGCTTGTAGCATATACATATTATTGAATGCAACATCAAAAGGATCAAAGTTAGTACCGCCACCACTGTTAGTACCTATACCTCTACGGTAAATTCTTCTTACTTCTTGCACTTCATCAGGTAATGTGTATTCTGTTACACCGTCTTTAGTATTAAGAAACAAAAGACTTTCTTCAACACTACCACTACTTAATTGTCTGTAGATTGCTAATGCTTTATCTATAGCAACGTCATAGTGTTCTCTGTCTAATTCTACATCAACTATACCGTCAGCAAGACGTAACTGCATTTCTCGGATGAGGTCTTCTCTGCTATTATATCCTATTTGATCTTGTGGCATACTACTATTTATCTACTTTAAACAAGTTTGTAATGCTTTTTGGTTGATCTGTATGGCTGTTGTAAGTTGATTGCTGTTATATTGCAGTCTCGGTTTGAGATCTTCTAAAAGCAAGTGTAAATGGTTATCTCCCTTATAAAGTGCTATTATTTCGGATATCCAATTAATACGTTTTTTATAATCAGGGTCTTCGTATCCTGTGCCAAATAAATCATCAAAGGTATCAAACCCCCATTCTTTTAATTGTTTGTAAATGTTATTATCGCCCAAGATTACAAAGGGCCTTTCCCCTATTATAGGCTTAAATGTTTTTTCTGTTATAAAAACATCTGTATAAGTAGTAGTTTCTGACACTATATTTAAAAAATGATTATTCCAATTTGCATTATGCCCAAGGCTGTGAATGTCATTTGTAATGCCAACAACACCGTTTACTGCATTATCACCTTGAGCATTTACAATATCATTTTCCAATAAGACAGGATTTTCTCCTCCCAAACTAACATAACCATATTCTAATAAATTTTTATTTTTGAGATTTTTGTATAGTTCTTTGCGATGTGTATGTGGCTTCCTATTTAAACACATATAAGTTTTAAGGGGAGTATCAAAATCCCAAACATTATAAGTTTTAAAATTTTTTTTGTGTTGTGCTATAAATTCTAACCAAAAACTAAAATAGTGTTTACCTCTGCTGTTGCCAATATGAACAACTTCACACCCACTATCTTCTATAAATTTCCAAGTTCGTTTAAACTCTAAAATTCTTTCATTGTTTTCTTCTTCATGGCTAAATTTGTTATTCCAATCAGCACCACTGTAGCATACCAGCCTCTTGCCTTGTTCTGAACTTAGCCTAATTGCTTGTTTTAAATCTGTGTCTAATTGAATCCACGTGGTATTAATAAAGCAATCATTTTCGCTCAATTGATTTTTAATGGTTTGTATAATTTTAGAATCGAGATCACCAATAATGTTAGGCTGATCTATGGCATTTGATGTAAAGCCTTTATCATATGTAATCATTAATTTAAAAGGCTCTGAGGATAATAGTATTGTCGTTCATACGACCATTTAACTTTATTGGTGTGGTTTTTACTTCCTCAAATGCTTTGGCAAATTTTGTTTTGGCTTTGCCTGTCCAATTTTGTATTTGCTCGGCTGGTTTTCTAAGAGTTTTTTGTATGCTTTGATCTTCATCAAAATCTTGAATAGTAGTACCTTTTACAGTTAAGCCGTCCCGACCCATACCCCTTGGATCTTTATTTCTGGCATGATATACTCCTACCTTTCTGGTTTTAGTATTGTAAACCCACAATTCATTGGCATTTACAACTTCAGTAGGATGAATACTTGCAATTCCTAAATCACTGTCATTTACTTGAAACTTCATTTTCTTTACAATAGTCTCTTTAGACCGTGCCTTAGGCTTACGAGCCTTGCGTGTAGTCGCTTTTGTTTGAATAATAGTATCACAAGCAGTATTGATCTTTTCAAACACTTCTACGAACGCCTTACGCATTTTTGCGTCCATGTGTGCGTATGCTTC